ATGAATTTAATCCAGACTCAGAAGAGTCAGATGATATAAATAATTTGAAAATGTTTCAAAACGCTAGCAACATGTATATTGCACTAACAGATTTAGATAATCTGAGAAGAATCTTGTACAAGGGCTGGAAGTATTATGACGATTCAACAGATCTACTGGACGATGACAAGCCGGAAGACAAAGACGAAAATGTATATTCGAGTATTAATGTTGAGGAATTATTAGACGACATAGTGTCAATATTAAATGATTCTAAAATCTTTGAAATTAACTAGCTAAAAAGAAACAGAAATAATAATATCAGGTTATTGACAGAATCGTGACTTGCCTTTTAGGTGGGTTCGTAGGGGGCTGATTCCCCCCGCCTGTCTCATTTATGAGAGGCTTCGAAGAATCGAGAATACCAGATAATGGGCAGACTGATGAATATTAACAATAATCAGCTTAGAGGGTGTAAGTCCCTCCTCTCTTTATTCTTTTTTAATTTTCCTAGTGTATGCAATTTTTATAGCAATATAGTTTAATAATCTTTTTGCTTTGCCTCTATGCAATCTTAGATGACAACTACAGCACAATCTTATCCAATTTGTACAGTCTAGGGGATTGTTTTTAGTATTCATGTCAATGTGATGTGTTTGTACATTTTTTGTTGATTCACAAAATTCACACTTATTTCCTAATAATTTAACAGAATATTTGTGATATGTGTCCCAACTTGATCGTCCTTTCCAATTTGGATTTCTTTCGTTTTTATAACTAAGAATGCCAGATTTAACATAACATTTATGGGAACAAAATTTTGCATTTTTATCGTAAGATTTAAATTGTTTTTTACAAATTAAACATATTTTCATATGATGACCTTATCTTTTATTTAACCCATAGAAGATAATAGTTGAAACAATATTAAAAATCAACCCGAGAGGAGCATTTATGCGACGCCGAGAGGGAAAAAGTAAAGCGTCAAAAGAGAAACTAGTTGAAAAGAAAGCAGCTAGCTATCCATCAAGATATAAGGGTGAGTTATCACCTGAAAAAGATGTTGTAGTAGGTCAAAAAAAGCCTTCTTACAAATCTAGATATAATTAATTTTCTTATTTTTATATGTATAGCCCTTGTGTCAAATTAAAACTTGACACGAGGGTTTTTTTTTGTACAATGAAGTCAAATTAAAATTTTAATTACACATTGTATGGCAGTTAAATCTAAAGTATTTCAATCTCAAGTTCAAATTAAAACCTCAGATCATGACATTGCAGCAGGTGACCTAAGCAGTGAAATAGGCAAAACCTATATGAAGCGCCTTTGGCATCTAATAGATTTTCATGAGGGGTTTAAAAAGGAAAAGGTCTATTTTTTATCAACAATAAGAAAGAATCCTAAAAATCTTCAAGAGATAAATATTAACATCAATGCCATGGCTAAACCTCTGACATATCTGCGTGAGTCAATGGATTTGTGGGAGTATGACTACAAAAAAGAAAAGTTAAATTTGCTTTGGTCGCTGCCACACAGAATTGAAATGAAAAACTTTCTTCGCACTCCAGAGAAATACAGCAAAGATCTCATAAAGTGGATCACGCTGTATTTAAAGCAAGAAAAACTTGATCTAAATGACAATTCGTCGCAAGTAATTGGTTCTTAGTATCTCTATTTTTTCTCCTTGGTTTATCTTCATGATTGCTTGCGGCTTTTATATATAATAATATTTTTATTTCTATATATTAAAATTTTTAATACTATCAAATTTAATTTATAATTATCGCTAGTCGGCGTAAAGGCATTGTACGGAAACTCCGTACAGTTCACGCGTAAATAGGTATCGCAACCTAGAGGAGGCACATGACCGACGAACAAGCACAAGGCGTAAATACTCAGGAAACCGCCGTCCCTGATGTGGAAATCGAAGGACAGAGCCAGGAGCAAGAGTCTCAGGAAGCAACAACAGCCGTTGTAGAACCCGACAAAGGGTCAAAGGATTACAACTGGCGTCAGATGCAAAAAAAGAATGAGGATCTTGACCGTCAAGTCAAAGAGTTGATGCGAAGAGATGATGAAAGAAACCGCCCTCCACCTCCAAAGGAGGAAGAAGAGCTAAACAACCTAGCTGATGACGATATTTTGACAGTAGCGCAAGCTCGGAAAATGTCAGAGACTCAAGCTAAGCAGATTGTAAAAAAAGCTCTAGCCGATAGGGAAAAGGCGTCTTTGCCAGATCGAACTCGCTCACAATTCAATGACTTTGACTCAATAATGACAGAAGAAAACATTAAAAAACTTGAAAACAAAGAGCCTGGACTTGCTGCTGCATGTGCTGGTGCACCTAATCCTTGGGAAGCGACCTATAAGATACTAAAAGCGTTTGTATTGCCAACTCAAAGCGGCAAAGAAGTTAAGGGGGACACAAAACTGAAAGAAAACATGTCCAAACCTGCATCATCCAACTCAGTTGGAAGAGCAGGACCTTTATCTAATGCAAACACATGGTCAGAGGCTTCGCGGGATGAGCTGTACAATGAGATGATGCAGTCATCGAGACAGTCTTAAAAAAAGAGGTCATAAATGACAACAACTAGTGGTGTTTTACCGTCTCCCGTTCAACAACGGTTTTCGGCGAAACTATTATCTACACCTCAATCAAGGTTGATTCATAGACTTGCTGCTGTACCGTACAAAATGCCAGCCCATTCTGGAAGTATTCTTCGCATGAGAAGATATGCCAGATTAGAGACAGCTCCTGTACCGGTTAATCCAGCAATGATGAATCCACCGTCTCAATTATTAACAGCTGTTGATATTGATGCAACTATTGATTGGTATTCTACATATGTAATTATCACAAAAGAGGTGACTTTGCAGAACCAAGATGGTCCATTAAATCAAGCTGTAGCAAGACTTGGTCAATCCATGAGAGAGACAGAAGATCAGCTAATTAGAGACATGCTAGAGGCGACAGCAAGTATAGTAAACTGTACTGGTGGAACTAATGCAGACAACCCAACAGAAGCTGTTAGATCAGACTTTGATGGCGTTGTAGGCACGCTCCAAAACAACGACGGTGACTTTGTAACCGATATGATAACAGGCGAAAATAAGTATGGAACGGGCCCTGTGCGCGATTCTTATATTTGTATGGCCGATAGCAATATGATCGGACAACTTGAAACAGTTGCCGGCTTTATCGCTAAAGAACAATATCCAAGCCAAAAAGATACCCTTGCCAGTGAGTGGGGCTCAATTGGAAATGTCAGATTTTATTTATCTTCTAGGGGTTCAGTAACTCCAAATGCATCTCTTTTAGGTGCTGACATTTACAATATGTTTGTAACAGCTCAAGAATCTTATTGCAATATTGATCTAGACGGCTCATCAGCTAAGTTTATCTACCATCCACCAGGATGGGGAGATGATCCAAGTGAGTTGCGCCAAACAGCAGCTTACAGGTTTGCTTACGCAACAAGAATAACCAATGACGCATGGATAATCAATCTACGCGCAACACTAGCTTAAGGAGGCAATATGAGTACACCATTAGCGTTGATCGCTCAAGGAACTTTCGTATCAGGCGGAGTTGCGACAACTATTGAATTACCAAAAAAACCACATTATTTCAAAATTAGAAATAGAACTCAGTGGGGCGCAGCAGCATCTGTTGTTGTCGAATCTGAGTGGTTTGATGGCTTTGCTGCTGGACAAGCGCAAGGACTAACTGATGCGGCTGATGATTTATCAGCTTCAGCAATTGCTGCAGGCGGAGCTGGATTTACATTTGTAGATCTAAGTTCTCAAACACCTGGGGCTTTAGTTGCTGTTGGAACTGCTGCAACTGCGGCGACACCTATTGTCGTATCAGATGCTTCAGCTGCTGGAGTAGCTCCTAATGTAGGAGATATTGTAAGAATGATTAATACAACAGCAATGTTGCAAATAGCTGGATTAGATTTCACAGTAACTGCAACTACACCTGGTGCGACTTATACACTAGGGTATGGAGTGGGGGCTGCTTATGCGGCTGCTGCAACAAATGCTGATTTTAGAATCATTCCATCAAGATATTATTCACCATCAAGACGTTTCATCGCTGATATTTCTGTAGCTGCGGCTGCGGTTATTAGTGTTAGTGTAGCGCACAATTATTTAGTTGGTGATTATATCACAGTGCATAATCCGGATTTTCTTAGATTTGGAATGCCAGAAATTGATGGCGTTGTAGGCCTTGTCACAGCGGTCACAGCAAATACAATAACAACAAACATAAACAGTGCTGCATACACAGCCTTTGCTTACCCAACATCAGCTGTCGCTGGAGCTGGGGTATCTTTCCCACATGTTACAGCTATTGGAGAAGTTGCTACTAAGCTTACCTCTTCATTAAGCAATAATGCTTACTATGGAATGTATCTTGATACAGGCGTAGTAGGAGCTAATACTAATGTGATGGATTGGATGGCATTTAGCCGTGATTACACAGTGTAATTAGTTATAGGGTGGGGACTAAATATCCCCTCCCTTTTTTTTTAAAATTATAAGGAGAACTTATGAGTTCATTTGTCAAAGAATACAGTATTGGATCAAGAAAAAAGTTAAATAAGGAAGAAAAGCATGCTGCTGAAGATTTACGTCAAAAAGCTAGGGATCTGGACTCTAAGGCTGTTACAGGCGTTTTCAAGAATATTGAGGTAGAAGGCGGAGACGTTACATTTTCACATAAATTATATAAAGAAGATCCGCATAGAACCTATCATTTAGAAGATGGAGAGACTTATACAATTCCATTAGGAGTTGCAAAGCATTTAAACAACATGACAAAAGTTAAAAGACATAGTTATTTAGTAGGCCCAGACGGCAAAAAGCTTCAAGGCATTGGCGGATACAGACAAAGATATCAATTCACATCAACAGAATTTATGTAGAGGTTTTTTAAATGGCAAGTCCTGATTTTGAACCAGAGAGACATACGGTCACAGCTATAACAAATGCAGTAAATGCGGCTG